AATACTTGAGCAGCAATGGTTGCATAAGCCGCAACTAAACCACCTTGCATGGTTTGGGCTTGCTTACTAAAGTTCTTTGTAGCGTTAGAAGATTGTTGTGTTACACCTTTAATTCGACGGTCTGTTGCTTGGGAAGCTTTCCCCAAGTCGTCCATGTCTTTAGATGCTTTCTTAGCTTTCTTAGCTAGTACAGGAATAGTATTCCCGTCACTAAGTTTCAGTAGTACTTCTACGACTTCTTGTTTTTTACCTGCCATTTATTTTACTTTGCTCGCCTTTGTGCGGCGTCTTGCTTACGTTTAAGCTCTGCGTTGATATTCATCGTACTATAGCTTTCAATGTGTTTCAAGAAAAAACAAACGGTTCTTTTGTCTTCTACTGCCTGTATATCTAATAAGTCATTTAAAGGTGACCAGTCTTTGCCCATATACGAACCACTTGATCCGTCCCATCTATCGGGCAACATAGCATGTACAACAAAAGCCTCCTGAATTTCGTGCGGAAAATCCTGCACTTCAGGGGGCATTTCGTCTGGGTTTGGATCTTGACCTAGTTGGTCACACATCTGTAGATAAGCTTCTACAGATATATTATTTCCAAAATATCTCTGTATTAAAGCAAGAGCCCAGGCTACTTGCTCTGCGTAAAATTTTCTAGTTCACCAACTTGTTCTGTTACCCAAGTATCAAAATCACCTGAATTTTTCATAAGAACCTCTACGTTCTCTTGTGTAAACTCTAGTTCTTGAGTTTCTTGCTCAGGAGATAACTCTCCTAAAAGTAACATATTTTTTGCATATCCTAGTTGGAATCCTCTCCACCCTTTTACAACTGCTTTAGTATACTCTGTTAAAAACTTTTCATCATCAAGTTCTTCTTCATAACTTCTAGTCTTTTTATTAAAGATTTGTTGTACACATCTAGATCTTAGTTTTACTAACTCTTCTCTAGCTAAGAAACAAAGTTGTACTTTGAATCCTTCGCAACCGGGGTAGTCAAATTCTACCGTTTTACTTGGAGTCATTAGACTCTTAAGTGAAACTGCCTTTGCTGGGGCAGTATCTTTTTTTACTGTATCGTTCATTTATTTTTTTCCTAAAAAAGGTGGGCAAGATTAGCCTGCCCACCGTTAAGTTTAATTATGATGTATAGGTAACTGTTATTTCATTTGCACTTGCAGATGCTGTAGCTGAAGATAAATCAGCTGGTAGCGCATGGAAATTAACATCTACACCAATCACGTCATCAATAGCGTGAGTTGGTAGTTCTAGATGACAATTTGGTACTGCTACTGCAACTTTAGGAGCACTTGCTCCACCAATGCTAAATGTCATATCAAAACTATTAGTAATAACTGTATCTGCTTCGTGTAAATCTTCTAAAAGATCCATTGAACCGTCTGCAGCGTTATTTAAGTAACAGGTAAAGTTACCTGAAACACTTCTAGTTCCCATTACATGTCCTAGAGGCTGATTAACAGACCCTAAGGTTTCTGGTGTTAAGTAAGTTAGATTGTTTTCAATCGTAATATTACCACCTGTTAAGACAACACTATATGTCTTATCAGCACCAAGTTGTGTTTCTCCATCAGAAGCAACCCCTGAAGGTGCACCTGTTGAATCACTTAAATCAAAGCTAATTGCTAATGAAGTAAGTTTTTGTCTGATGTAGTTTGAAGTACTTGATATTCCTTCGTTTACCAAACCTTTGGTAGAATACTCCTCTCCAGTTACTGCAGGGGATGTTGCTCCCGCTCCAGTACTAAGTTGAGTAACTTCCTTAATTTTCTTCCCTTGTCCAGACCAAGCAATTTGTGCTAGTCCCTCAATATCAAAGTCAATTGATGCTGAGCCTATTGAACAAGATGAAATTTTATAAATTGAAACTCCTTCTGTTCCAGTTGTATATACGCCTGTAGCAGTATCTTTTGCTGCTCCAAGTACGAAGTACAAGTCAAAAACACCTAGGGCAACTTTATTTGAGTTCTGAAAGTTAAATACATTCGGTTCCCAAGATGCTGCTGTTGGTGCTCCAGTTCCGCCCGCTGCCAAATTATATGTTGTTGCGGACATAGCTCCCCATAACGGTCCTTCTATTGCAAATTTCTTTGCACTACCTGCGTGTCCATTAGACGCCCAAGTATCAGCTGCTGCTGATGTAGTAGGTCTCATATAGGTACTGAAACTCCATTCTGCAGGTGCAAAAGAATCGTTGAACATTGCTCTACCTCTTTTACTGTTACCTGATGAATCGGCAGCTTCGCTAAGAGTAATCTCTGAACTATTTGTTGCCTGGCTAAAGGAGTAACCATCTAGTACTGGTATTTCATAAAGCGCATCGTCCGTGCCATCAGCACTCGCGTGGAACTTCATAAATACTTTGGTATCTCTACTAAAATGAAATGCCATTTTTTTCTCCTATTTTCTCTGAAAGAGCCGTGCTAAACGTTTATTTAGCCTAGGCTTTTTCTAGTATTGGATCTCTACGATGACTTCTCCGACACCTAGAGGCTCCAAAACACCTTCGTCTGTGTCTACGCTTAAGATTGTAGTCTTAGCTGTAGATTGAGACGTTCCTGTTGAATCCGTATACGTTAAAGGATCATTATCTTCAAGTACGGTTTCAACGTCTTCTAATAACTCTTCTAGTGCTAAAATGACGTCATCATTGTCGTTCACATAACACCTTATAGTTATTCGTAAAAATCTAAATCTGAAACCACCACCATCATAGGTTCTGGTTTCTTGCCCTGCTCCTACTTGAATCGCTGGGAAGTCTTGGACTTCGTCCCAGAATCTAAGTCTTGGTTCTACGCTTTGAACAGAGCTTCTATAGGGCGCGCTACCGTTCAAACTTTCATACAACTTATCCGCAATCGCTCCTACTATGGATCGTCTACGCGTTGAGTATGCTCTAGCTGTAGTTGCGTCCATTATATTCTCCTAATTGTTGAAGGTTGTTTTCCTAATAATCCTGTTGCAAGTTCTCTTATACTTGCTCCTATAATCTTTCTAGGGTCTCTTTGAGTACTCCCCTGTTTGTTGCCTGGCTCAAAAGTTTCATAAGGATCTCTCATATAAGTATAGTCTATCCCTACTCCTCCTCTTGGACCAATATCTAAATTCTCTACTCTTGCTGAGTTTGCGAATCTACCAGTCCTAAATTGTAGTGCTGGTGAGGTCATTCTCTTTGCTACCGTTTGTGGCAAGGCTTCATTTAATAAGTTCCTAAGAACTATTGGGCTTGGCTGTGTCATTCCTCGACCTCTGCCCGCAGAAGGTGTTGCTCTTGGCTTCTTCCTTCTAGACGCCGCTCTACTCGCAGCTATTGTAGTTCCTACTATCTTGGTTAGCGTTTTCTTTCCGCTACCTTTTTTGTTAGTTTTACCTGATGATTTAAAGTCTTTAGCATTTTTATAAAGGTCTTTATTAACCTTTAGTCTCATATTAGGATTAGTAACATGATCAGGAAATAAGTTAGCTATTACTACTTTCTTGGCTATAGCTTTTACTTTATCATCTAACTTTGGACTATTTTGGAAAAACTTCAATATGTTCACCAATTTTCCACCTTTGATCAACTTCCAGTACATATTTGCTATTCCCCACTTATTAAGTGCTTTTTCAAATCTTCTTTGAATAGCAGCATCTAGTACACCTTTGTTTAAACCATCTTCAGGTTTTAAAGTATGCTGTACTATTAAGTGACCATTTAAGTCATATTCGGTTAGGGCTACTTTTAAGTCTCCATCATACCCGAAATAACTATCAACCCAGTCATGTACTAGTTCTAACTCTTGGTGGTAGACAAAGGATTTATCAGTAAAAGTATCCATTATAGCTTTTCTTATTCTTTGCTCTACTTTAGTACCTTGTGCTCCCTTAGCTCCTTTCCTTACTGCTTTATCTGCCGCTGTATTTGCAGGTGTTTTATCTCCAGTTCTAATTGCGGCTTCAATTTCAGCTTGACTCATACCAGAATCAGTAGGAAAACTTACTTCTCCCGCTCCTTGCGCAGCTACGTGTTCGTTAATAATCCGTTTACTAATAACACCTGATACACCTTTCGCCGCATTTCTAACTCTTGTCTTAATAGCAGCTATAACATTGGCTTGTACAGCAGTTCCAGAACCGGCAGTTGTTCCCGCGTAACTAATAATATATTTATCGTCTGACTTTTTACTATTAAAGACTACATCATAGTTTTTTGATTGAAATCTATTCTCACTCAATTGCTTATGTAATGCAGCCCACCAATCGTCTAGTATAGGTACACCATAATCAAATGTGAGCTGTACTAAACCATCTCCTTCAGCTGCAAGTTCTGAAAGAAGTTTTTTTCGTACTTTATTTTCAAAGTCCTTCTTTCTAATAGTTACTTTACCGTTAACAAAAATTTTATCAGTTATTTTACGGCTTAAATTTTTTCTAACTTCTTCTAAAAGTTTTTCTCGTACCTGTTTCACTAAACCACAACTCTATATAAGTCTAGTACTCTTTTGATGTGATCTGGAAAGTCAGTACTCGTCCTCATTCCTGAAGTGCCTTGGTTTTGCAATGTTGCTCCACCTAGAGTCTGTCTTTGCTTATGTTCATCTTTCAAATAGTAAGTGATTAAATCAAATATAGCAAGTTGTAA